ACAATACGAAGACGTTCCTAACTTTACGGTTAGTGGGATGTCCAACTTTATCACTCAGTTCATTGGTAATAAATTTCCCAATGAGGTTAAGTTCGAACGTGATAAGATCAACGTTACCACTATTGATATTGAGGTTGCATCAGACGAAGGCTTTCCTTTTCCTGAAGAAGCAGCCCATGAAGTAATCTCAATCACTGCCAAGAATAATATTGACAATATCTATTATGTTTGGGGTACTCGTGAGTATGACGTTGATGCTAACGAAGCAAACATCAGGTATTTCTTCTGCGAGAATGAAGTTAATCTTTTGAGAACATTTATTGGGTGGTGGTCTTCTAAGGCCAACATGCCCGACATCGTCACCGGCTGGAACACTAAGTTGTTTGATATTCCTTACCTGGTGAACAGAATCACACGTGTTATGGGTGATGGAGAGGCTAAAAAACTATCACCATGGAATCTAATTCGCGAAAGAAAGATTCACACGAAGATGGGGCAAGATGCAATCGCCTTTGATCTTGAAGGCATTTCTCAGCTAGATTACTACGATCTGTTTCAGAAGTTTGGTGTATTGACCTACGGAGCGCAGGAGTCGTACAAGCTGGATCACATCGCTTACTCTGTGCTTGGCGAGAAGAAGCTCTCCTACGACGAATATGGGTCTCTCCACGCCCTCTACAGGCACGACTACCAGAAGTTCATTGATTACAACATCAAAGACGTGGAGCTGGTGGATAGGTTAGAAGAGAAGATGGGTTTGATTACTCTAGCACTCACCATGGCATATAAAGCCAAGACCAACTTCACCGACACGCTTGGCACGACCAACATATGGGATGCTGTGATATACAATGCGCTTCTGAAGCAAGACATTGTGGTACCACCTCGCGAGAATAAAATTAAATCTTCTATCGTGGGTGGATATGTAAAAGAACCTCAAGTAGGTGCTCACAATTGGGTGACCTCATTTGACCTTGCGTCACTGTATCCTAATATCATTGTGCAGTACAATATGTCACCGGAAACTTTGTCTTGGGTAGACGGTGAAGATGGAGATTTTGCTCGTGCTGCTAACGGAACCAAGTATCGCAAAGATGTTGAAGGTATTATTCCTAAGGTGATCAAGCAGTTCTATGGTGATCGTGTAGATGCGAAACAGAAAATGCTCAAAGCCGAGAGTGAATATGCCAAGACACCGACCAAGAAGCTGGCTGATGATATCACCATCTTTAACAATCAGCAAATGTCAGTTAAGATTTTGATGAATTCACTCTATGGCGCAATGGCGAATCAGTGGTTCAGATACTACGATTTGAACATTGCTGAAGCTATCACAACTAGCGGTCAGAGAGCTATTAAATGTGCTGAGAAGGCTGTAAATGATGAGATGCAAGAAATACTTGGTACTAAAGATGACTATGTTATCGCGATTGACACTGACTCTGTTTATATTAACATGGAGTCTTTGGTCAATGTACACAGTCCTGCTAACCCTGTTAAATTTTTAGATAAAGTATGCGAACATTTTGAGACCAAGCTTGGTGATGCTTACCATACGCTTGCTGAAGAGACCAATGCCTACGAAAATCGAATGAAGATGGAACGTGAAGTCATTGCCAATCGTGGTATCTGGATGGCTAAGAAGCGGTACATTCTCAATGTGCATAACAGCGAGGGTGTCCAGTACGCCGAACCTAAACTTAAGATGATGGGTATTGAAGCCGTCAAGTCTAGCACACCTCAGGTGGTTCGTGATAAGTTCAAAGAAGTGTTTCATATAATAGTCAATGGTACAGAATTAGAAACACAATCGTTCATTTCTAACTTCAAGAAAGAATTTAAGCAGTTGCCACCCGAAGCAATAGCATTTCCTCGTGGGGTTTCTAATGTCGTTAAATTTAAAAATCGTGACACGATCTATGGTAAAGGGACACCCATACACGTTCGAGGTTCTTTACTGTTTAATCATTATGTAAAAAAGCAGGGGTTAGAACGGAAATATGAGTTGATTAAAAACGGCGAGAAAATAAAATTTATCTATCTACGAGTGCCGAATGCAATAAGAGAAAATGTAATTTCATTCCCTCAGACCCTGCCAAAGGAATTAGACTTGACAAGGTCGATAGATTATGATAAGATGTTTACTAAATCGTTCATAGATCCAATAGAACCTATTCTTAGTGCCGTTGGATGGAACTCCGAACCTAGAGCAACATTAGAAGATTTTTTCGTATGAATTATGAAGTGACAATGTTTCAAAACACGTATGATAATAAGACTCACCGTGTCTTAGATCTTCCTGATTGGGAAAGGTTTTCTAACTGGTTAAAAAAATGCTCAAAAGTTAAAGGAAATAAAGGTGGAAATAATAGCTCTCCTCTCATTAGTCCTGCTACTCACTCTGTCAACAGTACGCGCAGTAATAAAAATGTTATGTACTGGGCTGGGTGGTGTGCTATTGATGTTGATGATTTTAGCATTCATTCCGGAGACCTTAATCAAAGTCTCCAGAGAATTTGCGGCAAGTACAATTTCGTATGTTACTCCACTGCTTCAAGCACTCCTGTCCAGCCTAAGTTCCGTCTAGTATTTCCTCTAAAGAGACATTTAGATAGAGAAGAGATATCACATTTTTGGTATGCGATTAACAAACAATTTGAAGATATAGGAGACAAACAAACAAAAGACCTGTCTAGGATGTATTATGTACCAGCCATATATCCTGACGCTTTTAATTTTTTCATTGAGAATGAAGGGTGTGACTTAGACCCGGACTATATAATGTCACAGTGGAGTTATAAATCTAATACAGGCAATAGCTTTATTGATAGATTACCACCAGCACTAGCAGATGCAGTACTGGCTTATAGAAAAGAACAACTAACATCTACGGATGTGGTTTGGACATCATATAATGACTGTCCATTTTTTCCTAAGCAGTTAGCAGCTGAGTACCAAGCTATTGTTGGTACTGGTTGGTATCACAAAATGTATCAGATCATGGTTGCAACTGCTGGTAATGCAATCAAGAGAGGGTACCCAATAACTGCAACACAAGTTGCAGATTTATGTAGGCAGCTTGACAATGACAATGGAATGTGGTATAGTAATAGACCAATCGAAGTTGAAGCAGATCGAGCTGTCGAATATGCTTACAAAAATATCTTATAGGAGATACTATGACTGAAGAAAACAAAACCCCAGAGATTGTTGAAGGGGAATTTAATGATGGGACTGGTCCCGAAGTAGCAGCTTTGCCGAAAGAAAAGCTTCGCATTGCTATTACGGGTGATAATTACTTGGCTATCGCCAGTGAAAATGCTTTTGATCCCAAAATCGCTGAAGTAATTCGATATGATACTGGCAACCTTGCTGCTATGTATGAGTTTAAACCCGCTGTTGTTTTTGTATGTGATGATGTCCCTCTTCTTAAGAACGAATCTTTAGATGATGCGAATCTTATTGCAATGATTCAAAACGTTGCACAGAACACACAAGGTGGGGTTTGTTTAAAAACCACTATTAACACTGAAACTCTGGAAAGAATCATTGGCGTTGTAGGACCGGAATGGTCAAATGGCAAATTGGTTTATTCACCAGAGTTTAGTGAAAATGTTGAAGGGGTTTTAACAAGTGATATTACTTATGTTGGTGGAGCACCTAAAGCTCTTGATGCATACTTAGGTATTATTAAACACGCAACATATTTCTCTACTAAAGAGCTTGTGAAAGGTACTGTCGCTGAAGTGATTTATGCTAAACTTGGAGTATCAGGATTTAAAGCTGTTAAGCAAGCATATTTTAATCAACTGCATCAGGTGGTATTGGATTTGGAAGGTGCAAACCCAACTATCGTTCGTAGGATGATTGAAAAGCATCCAGCGCTTACAGATCGTAGGTTGATGGTTCCTGCATTCATCAAAGCTAAAAGTGACCCAGATTCTACTGTCAAGCTTGCGAGATCCTATATGGGTGAGTACGGCAACAAAGATGTTAAGATGCTAGTCGGTCAATCAGATAGGATCACTGTACTGGAAGAAGCAATTAACCTTCGTAACCTTAAGGAAGACTAATATATGTCATTAATGGCGAAACTTAAAAAGAATTCTAAAATTCCACTTACCTCTCAAATGGATAAGTCAGAGTTCTTTCAGGAAAAAGAAGTCGTACAGACTGATGTGCCAATGATGAACGTAGCCCTTACAGGTAGTCTAGACGGGGGGATCACCGCTGGTCTCACCGTCTTGGCTGGTCCATCAAAGCACTTCAAGACCTCGTTCGCTCTAAAGATGGCAGCTGCCTATCTCAAAGCAAAACCTGATGCGGTTATGTTGTTCTATGATTCAGAGTTTGGTTCACCTCAGTCATACTTTGATGCGTTTGGTATCGACACCTCTCGTGTGCTTCACGTTCCTATTACAGATGTAGAAGAGTTGAAGTTTGATCTCATTGCTCAGTTGGAAGACATGGACAAAACGGACGATGTGATTATTGTGATTGACTCTATTGGTAATCTGGCATCCAAGAAAGAACTAGAAGATGCCAAAGATATGAAATCCGTTGCTGATATGTCACGTGCGAAGGCTCTGAAAGGTTTGTTTCGTATGACCACACCTTACCTTGCGATGAAGAACATTCCTCTACTTGCTGTCAACCATACGTACAAAGAGATTGGTTTGTATCCTAAAGATATCGTTGGTGGCGGCACAGGTATTTACTACTCTGCAAACAACATCTGGATCATTGGTCGTAGACAGAACAAGACTGGTACCGAAGTCATGGGTTATGATTTTGTTATCAAGGTTGAGAAGTCTCGCTTTGTCAAAGAACAGTCTAAGATCCCTATCACCGTCTCTTGGGAAGGTGGTATCGATGAGATGTCAGGGTTACTTGATGTCGCGATGGCGAGTGGTGATGTTGTTAAACCATCTAACGGTTGGTATCAGAAAGTAGGTGAAGAGAAGAAGTATCGTCTTGCGGATCTTGACCGAGACTTCTGGGCACCTATTTTGGCACAGGAAAGCTTTCAAGAGTTTGTGAAGAGTGCATTCTCCGTAGGGAGCGCGACTATAGATTTAGATATCGAACTTGAAGAATGAGATGTTAACATATGAATGAGCTCGAAAATGTAGTATCAGAAGGAATTCATTACGAATTGGTTCCTACGGGAAATGAAAACGAACAGGCTTGGGCAATTCGTTTACTTGAGGGTCCACATCCTGAAACTGTAGTACGATTTGGTAATATTTCTTTTGAAGGGGAAGGCGAAAGTGCTTGCCTAAAATTCAATTTTGTGGTAGAATCTACTCCTAACCCAGAATTAACTGAAGACGATGAAGACCTACAGATGTTTGTGGCAGACGTTTTAGAGGACGTACTGACTGCTGCTGCAGCTGACGGATCACTTGTTTATGGAGACCCAGAACAGAATGAAGATAAGCCTTGAACAGACTATACTTAGAAACCTTCTTACGAACGAACCCTATACAAGAAAGGTAATCCCTTTTATTAAAGGGGAATATTTTGAAGGTGTGTATCGTAACCTGTTCAATGAGGTTACAAAATATGTTGGAAAATATAATCGTCTACCTACCATCGAAGCTTTTAAAATTGAGATGGATGATAACGAAGCATATAATGAAACACTTTATATGCAAGCTTTGGATGTCTTACCCACTCTGTTTGAAGCACAGGTTGAAGATCAAGAATGGTTGATTGATAAGACTGAAAAATGGTGTCAAGATCGCGCAGTCTATTTGGCAATTATGGAGTCTATTCAAGTCATTGATGGTAAACATAAAACGGCTACAAAAGATGCTCTACCAGAAATCTTACAGAATGCACTAGCGGTTTGTTTTGACACTAACGTTGGTCATGACTACCTTGAAAATGTCGATGAACGCTATAACTTTTATCACGCACAAGAAGAACGAATCGCTTTTGATCTAGATTACTTTAATCGGATCACGAAGGGTGGTCTTCCCAACAAATCTTTGACAGTAGCATTAGCTGGTACTGGTGTTGGTAAATCTTTGTTTATGTGCCACGTTGCTGCCAATGCCCTTTCTCAGAGCAGGAATGTGCTGTATATTACAATGGAAATGGCAGAGGAGCGTGTTGCAGAACGTATTGATGCTAACTTGATGAATGTTGCTATTGATCAGTTAGATCATATGTCTGAGAAAATGTTTACAGATCGCGTGACGAAGATTTCTAACGCAACAAAGGGTAAACTTATTATTAAAGAATATCCTACAGGACAAGCACATACTGGTCATTTTAGAGCTTTGCTCAATGAATTAAAATTAAAAAAACGATTTGTACCTGAAATTATCTTTATTGATTACCTAAATATATGTTCAAGTTCGCGAATGAAGGGTATGGGAGGTGCGATTAATTCTTACTCTTATATTAAAGCAATAGCAGAAGAAATTCGTGGATTGGCTGTTGAATTCAATCTACCCATTGTATCAGCCACTCAAACCACTCGATCTGGTTTTGCTAATTCAGATCCCGGACTTGAAGATACTTCTGAATCGTTCGGATTACCGGCGACTGCGGATTTAATGTTTGCTTTAGTTTCAAACGAAGAACTTGAAAATTTAGGTCAGATAATGGTAAAGCAGTTAAAGAATCGATATAATGATATCAATACAAACAAAAGATTTGTCATTGGGGTTGACAGAAGTATGATGAAACTGTATGATGTAAGTCAAGATGAACAAGTTGGTTTAGTTGATGATGTGCCTATGTTTGAAAAGACTACTGCTGGTGAAAAACTTAAAGGTATAAAATTCAATTAGGAGGTTCTATGGATCCAGTTACTCACACTTTAATTGCACTTATAATAATGCTTGTTTCTTACTACATAGGTCATTACTTTGGATACGGTCGGGGAGAACTCGACGGACTACTAAAACTTTGTGGTACAATCGGCGCTCGTGGAATTGAAATTAATGAAGACGAAGGCACTGTAACTTTCGAGTTAGAAGACGGTACTAGCGTGACCTTATGATAAAGGGGTTTACTGCTAGTACATTTGATCTGCTTCACGCAGGACATGTGGCGATGCTGAGAGAGGCTAAAGACCAGTGTGAGTATCTAATATGTGGTCTACAGGTTGATCCTTCGGTAGAAAGAGCCACTAAGAACGCTCCTGTACAGACACTGGTTGAACGCTACGCACAACTAAATGCTTGTAAATACGTTGATGAAATTATACCATATCAAACAGAACAGGATCTGGAAGATATCTTGACAATGCTTGATTTAGATGTTAGAATAATAGGTGATGAGTACAGGGATCAAACCTTTACTGGCAGAGCAATCTGTTCTAGTAGAGGTGTTGAAATCTATTTTAATAAACGAGACCATAGGTTCTCAACAAGCGATCTTAGGAGACGAGTAAATGAATTACAAGTTCAATGAAGATAAACTGGTACAGGAGTTAATGGAGTATGTGGACAAGACGTATGACCAACACTACGCTACGGACAAGTATCAAGCCACGGATATTATTATTGACAGTGGGCATGGTACTGGCTTTTGCTTGGGCAATGTGATCAAGTATGCAAAGCGATATGGTCGCAAGGGCAATGTTAAAGAGTCTCGCAAAGACCTCATGAAGATTCTGCACTATGCGGTCATTCAGTTGTACATTCACGATGAAGAGAACAAATCTAAGTTTGATCCAAATCA